GGTTGGACGACAGCACCGCATCGGGGGTGAGCGCCGTCAACGCCCGCCCCGCGATCTTGGCGCTCGTCACTGACCCATCGGCCAAGGCGGCGGTGTCCACGGCGTTGTCGGCCAGTTCGCTGCTGCCCACAGCGTTGGCGGCGATCTTGTCGGCGGTCACCGCGTCGTTCTGGATCGCTGCGGTGTTGACACCGTTGGCGCCGGCGGTCGGCAGCGTCAGGTTGAGTACGGGCGCCTCGGACGTGCCGGTGAGGTTGGCGGCGGCGGCGCCGGTGCCGACCGTGCCGATGGACAGCACAGGCGGGTCGCCGGTGATGTCGACGGGCCGGATGGCGATGCGGTTGCCGACGCCGGAGTCGGCCCAGTGCACGGTCTTGTCGTTGTTCGGCCCGTAGTAGACGATGCTGCCGTCGGCGTCGGACGTGACCGTCGTGGTGGCGACGGAGTCGCGGTCGAGCAGGTCGGTGATCTGGGTGCCGCCGGTGCGCGCCGACCAGATCGTCAACGTCGCGCCGGGGACGACCCGGCCGCCACTGGTGAGGGTGAAGTCTGCCGACGTTGCGCCGTACATGTTGCGGGCCACAGGTGCTCCTCAGATGTCGAAGGTGGTGGGGTGGTGGGGTCAGGTGCCGATGCGGGCGACGACGGTGCGGACTGCTGTGGTGCCACCGTTGCCACTCACCCAAACTTCGATGGTGTCCGAGGCCGAGGCGACAACCAACTGCGCCGACTCCACCTCCTCATTTCCGCCGACAGTGTTTCCGCCGATTGTGGTGCCCGAATGGCGGATCTCGATGCTGTACAGCACGGCGGCGGACGTTGTCGCACGCGAAGACACCATCCACACGCCTGCCGTGGGCAGCGTGAACGTGCCCGACGACAACATGTTCGACGGGTCAACCTCCGACGTGTACGTCACCTTGGCCGCTACATAGGCAGAGGTCAGTGTCGTTGTCGTCCCCTGCGCGTAGACTGCCGCGTCGTAGTTCGCGAACGTGGTGCCGTTGCTGATCTGCAACTTGCTCGTCGTCGTGTTGTAGACGACCAGGCCGGCGGGCTTCTGCGGCGCGGTCAGCGCAGCGATCGCAGCTCCGGTCAGCCGCTTGACGATCGACCCGGCCTCGAGCGCGGTGACCACCTTGCCGATGTCCTCGGGCACGTTGTTGGCCTCGGCGCTGTCGGGCACCTCGATGCCGTGAACCGTCGATGTCGTGTAACCCATCAGACCTCCTGCGAGAGAGTGCCGTACGTCTTCGACGTCGCGGTCATCGTTGAGTAGTCGGCGTAGTCGGCGGCCATGTTCGCGTAACTCTGGCCTGCGGCGTTGGTGACGATCGTGGCCCGCATCCACGCCGGGATCTCCGCGACGATCGCCGCGGTGGTCGCCGTCGGGTCCGGTGTCTGCGACGCGTAGGTGGTGACCGAGATGCGGTTCTCGTCGCCGAGATACGGGCAGACGACCTCGACGGACTTCGCGCCCGTCAGCGTCTCCCCAACACGCTTCTTCAATGCGTCCAGGCTGCCGCGGTATCGCCACGACGCGTCGCCGACGATGGCGCGTTTGCGGGAGTCCGGCACCGTCGACAGGTCGATACCTGCCAGCGCCGCCAGCCACCCGACGCGGGTGAACGGGGTGACGTACTCGTCGGCGGTCTGCGACGCGTCCTGCACCACCGCCGTCGCCTGCGCCACAGGTGCGCCCAAGGCATCCACGAGCGCCCGTAGCGTGCCGTCGTCGGCCTCTTTCACGTACTCGGGCAGGTAGTCCCAGATGACGTCGCCGAGCGGCGACACGACCGTTGTCGGCGTCGCTGTCGGCTCGGGAACGATGACCGGCATCAGACGCTCACCGTCAGCGTGCCGTACTTGGCGACGGCGTTCGCGGCGATCGTGGTGGTGCCCGACGGCGCCGACATGCTCACGATGTAGTCGACCGCTGGGGTGTCGGTGATCGCGGCCTGCAACGCGCCGACCAGGACGTCGTCGCCGACCGTCCACGTCTCGGGGTTGAGGAACCCGCGGATGGCGTCTTCGGCTGCCGCCTGCGCCTCGGCGTTGCTGTAGCCCGGTGCCGGGGCGATCGTCGTGGTGACGTTGACAGTGGTGACGGCGGCGTCGACAACGTGGACGGTGGCGCCGACGTAGGTGATCGCCTGCATCGCTGCGGCGAGGTCGGTCTTGTCGCCTGCCGACAGGGTGCCGCCGCGGCCGTAGGTGACGACGGTGACGTCGCCGGCGTCGGTGCCGATGGTGCCTGTCGATACGCCGTCCCACGCGGAGATGGTGTAGGCGTTGACGGCGCGGCCGTCCTCCAGGACGTAGGCGGTGAAGTGGTCGGGGACGACGAGTGAGTTGGTGACCCGCGCCAACCGGTTACGCGCACGGGCGGTATAGGCGACATCGTCCTCGGGGTCGGCGCCGCCGGAGAAGTCCCCGGTGATGGCGACGGACAGGATGTTGGGGATGACGTCGAGGACGTCCACGCCGGCACCGGCGCCGACGCCGTTGACCAGAGTCGTAGCCTCGGTTGTCGACACCGCCAGCACCGCCGTGGTCGACGCGGTGACGTTCACGTCGGCGGTGGTGGCGACCTCCACGCCGTAGTCGGACAGCAGGAAGCCGGTGCCGGCGGGGATCGTGGTCGTCACGGATGAGTCGAACGTGACCGTGATCTGGCCCGTCGCGGCGCTGCCGGGTCGGCGCGGCACCTGGTAGAAGTTGGCGAGGATGTCCTCTTCGACGGCGGCGATCGTGGCGTTCGCGGCGTTGGTGACCTCGGCGACGGCGAGCGCCACCGCTTCCAGGTACACGAGCTCGGGGCTGGCGTTGCGCGGAATCCAGTTCGGCAGCAGCGCCTGCAACGCCTCCACCGACGCCGTAGCGATCTCCGACGGGTAACGCTCGTCGAGCGGTGCGCCGACCGCGCTCACATCGAAAGCCATCAGGCGTCCTCTCCGTCGTCGTCCCACGCCACCGTCACCGTGACGGCCTGCCGCAGATCCTCGGTGTCGGCGATCTCCACACCCGTCACCGTCAGATCCGGTTCACACAAGTCCACCGCCGCCACAACCTCCGCGGACGACAGTCCGACGCCGACCGGGTCGAAGATCCCGAAGTCCGGCGCCAACGGCCGCTCACCGAGGAACGTCGACACGATGCCGATAGCCAACTGCTGCGCCTGCACGACACTGCCCTGCTCGACCGTGGCGACCGCACCGTCGTTATCGATCCGCAAAGGGTGGGAGAACACGCGCATCAGTGACCTCCGAGAGTCAGCGGCAACGGCCGCGCCAGGTCGGCGAGCCAGTAGAACGCAGGAGTGAACTAGGATCGAGAACACGTAGGCGAGGACACCGTAGGCGACCGCGCGGATCACGACAGCGCAGTCCAGGCGCCAGCGGCGCGGACATACAGAGTCGTCGTCGCGGTGCCGTCGGTGCGTAGGTAGACGCTGCCGTTCGGTGGTGTATGTGACGGGGCGCCCGCACCTGCGGTGATCGTCGGGCCGGAGGCGCCGAACTCGACACCGCCGGTCGCCGGGGTGGCCGCGACACGCAGCCCCTGGTTCATCTGGAACCGTGCCGTGCCACTCAGAACGTTGTACGGCACCACGAAACTCGTACCGGCCCCGGACTTGATGAGCAGGTTATTGCCGGGGATGTCAAGCGTCACCCAACCGCCGCCGGACTCGCTGACTGTGGCACCGGGCGCGACCTTCCACCCCGTCGTCGTCGCACCGACAGCCAACTTCCCGACCACGACCAGATCCGGCGCGGAGTCGTCGCCGACGTTCGACAGCAACACCATGTCGCCGACGTAATAGTTGGCCGACACCGCCTGACACGGGCCGACCGTGCCGAAGTCGGCGGTCTGCACGAACACGCCGGCGCTGGTGACGTTGGTGACCTTGCCGCGGAACATGCGATCTCCGATCAGGGTGAGTACCAGCCGAGCAGCGTCCCGAACGACCGCTCGCACGCATCGGCCGGGGCGATCGACCAGTTGCCAGGCGAGTAGTTGCCGTTGGAGTCCATGTCGGTGCCGAGCACCTGACCACCGCCGAGGTAGACGGTGGCGTGACCGATGCGACTGGTGCGGTACAGCAGCACCGCGCCGGGGACGACCTTGCGGTTGGAGTGCCGCTTCGACGTCGCCAGCATCGTCCACAGGACGTGAGGGTTGTCGCCGATGTGCGGGTAGCCTGCCGCCTCCTGCGCGTACCACAGACAGCCGTTGTAGATCGGGTGCCCGCCGAGACCACCGGGGTTGTTCTTGAACAGCGCCACGATCCCCGCGACGCTGCGACCGGACCACGACGACGGCCGCGGCGCGTCGCTGTAGGACGAATCCTTCAACGGCTCCAGGCCGCCGGTGTCGCTGCTGCTCGCAGTCGACGACGGCGTCGACCCCTTCTTCGGCGACGACTTCAACGGCCGCACCAGCGACAGGTCAGCCGAGCCGGACACCTCGTCGAACGTCACGTCCGACACCAGCCACAGACCGTCGTCGGCGTCGGCGGCACGCGACAGGTTCACCTTGTGCCACGGACGCACCTTCGCACCCGTCGCCGCCTCCACCGTCAACTGCGCCTCAGCGGCGTTCTTGCGGTCGTCCAGCGATGAACGGGTCGACAGTGTCAGCACCGACAGCACATTGCTGCCGATGTCGGTGACGGTGCCGTCGGCACGCGCTGCCCATGTCGGCAGCCCGAGGTCTTCCTTGAACGCCCACCACGGCGTCCCGACGAAGAACTTGTTGCCGTGCTCGACCCACTCCACGCCGGTGTCGCTGGCGATGTTGGCGATCACGTCGAGGACGGACTCGCCGCGCTTCTGTACGATCCGCATACGGCCCGCACCCGGCTCCACCAGCGCGGCGCCGCCGGCCTTCTTGACGGCGCGGCCGATGAACGCCTGCGGGGTGTCCTTCTCCGTCGACTTGCCGCTGCCGGTCATGTTGCGCAGGCGGCGCGCCAACCGGGATCGGGCGGTGAAGTTGAGCCAGATGTCGTCGCCCTTGTAGTCGCGCTCGACCACGGCGATCTGCCAGTTCTCGCCATCCCACTTCAACGTCACGCCCTCGCGCAGCAGACCGCGCCGCGACAACTCGCGACCACGGTCCACCGCCGGGAACGTGAACTCGGCGACCGCGCCGACGCGGAAGTCCCACGACGTCACACCGACAGCGTCGGTGATGTCGGCCAGGTACAACCCCGACGCCAACTGCACGCGGTCGACGTTGCGGGCCATGCCGGTCGCGGTGCCTTTGATCGCCACAGGTTCAGCCCTTCTTCTTGGCGAAGCCCTTGCCGCGGCCCTTCACACGCTTGATCAGCCCGACGTTGACCTGTGCGTCGCTGGCGCGCAGCAGCGTCAACTGCACGTCGACCACGGACGGCCTGCCGTTGTCGGCGAATTCGAGGATCGTCACCGACGGCGCCTCCAACCGGAACATTCCCTCGGCGTTACGGCCGAGCATCAACTGCACCGGGTACTTCGACTTCGACAGCGTCTCCAGGTCGCGCAGATGCTGCGTGACGTCGATGCCGCCAGCGTTGGCGCGGCGGTGGTCGGTCGTGCGCATCGTGTAGCCGAGCGTGTACGAGTCCGTCGTCAGCGACGTCGGCACCGCCAGCGCCCGCTTGTCGGCACGCTCCAACTCGGAGACGTTGCGCGACGACAGGGTGCGGGTCACGTCCGACGGCCACCACTCCAGCACGACGGTGATCTTCAACGGCACGCAGACCAGCCGCGCCTTGTCGGTGTTCAGGTCGTCAGCCATCAGGAACGCTCCGCAGCGATGCGGCGCTGCCGTGCCAGCAGCGCGTCGAACTCGCGGCGCGCGTCGAACTTGTCATGCACATGCAACTCGCCGATCTGTACGCCGCCAGGTGCCGCCGCCGGAGCTGCCGTCACCGCCGCCAACGACGCGGTCTGCGCCGCCATGTACGCGCCGACCATGTCGGCGGGGATGATCGTGCCGGACGTGTGGAAGTCGCGGATCTCCGGCCCGCCCTGGCCCACCATCTGCGGCGTGCCGTAGTTCGGGACGAACAACTCAGGCCCGAGTTCACCGACCCACGACGTCGTGCCTGCCGTCACAGGGCCGCCCATGAAGTTGTTGTCGATGTTGAGCGCGTACTGCATCGCCTGCTCGACAGCGTCCTGCACGTCGGTCATCGTCGAGAACAACTCGACGCGGATGCGCTTGTTCTTGACCTTCTCCAGCGCGGTGTTCAACGCGGCGACCCGGTCGCGGGCGGTGAACGCCTTGTCCGTCAACTCACGCGCGCCCTCGGCCGTCTCGAACAAACCGTTAGCAGCGTTCTGCGCGTCCACACCGGACGTCATCATCGCATCACCGACGCCGCCAAGACCGGGGATCAGCAGACCCATCACCTTGACCATGCCGCCGAGCACGTTCAACGCGACACCGTAGGCGCGGGTCGTCCACGCCGCCGCCAGCAGCGACCATTCGCCGACGCGCAACGTGGCGGCGGCGATACCGAGCAGTGCTTCCTGCACCTGCGGGCCGTTCAACTCCAGCCACTTCTTCGCCTTGCGAAGCCCCTTCGCCGGGTCGATGTCGCCGAGTCCGGCCAGACGGCCGCCGGCGTCGATGATCGCGTCACCGATGGCTTCCTTGAAGTTGCCCCACGCCACCATCGTCTTGTCGACCGCGTCGGCCTGCGCCGCCGCCGACCCGCCGACCTGGCGCTCCAACTCCTTCATGATGATCTTCTGGGCGCCGGCGATGTCGCCGACCTCCATCATCGCCTTGATCTGTTCCTGCTGCTCGGCGGTGAACTGCACACCGATCCGCGACAGCGCGGTCAGACCCTTGATCGGGTCGTTGAGCGCCTTGCCGACCATCACCGCCGACGACTGCAAGTCCTTGCCGAACGCCACCGACAGGTCGAGCGCCAACTCGTTGGCCTTCGTGAACGTCTTGCCCTGGATCTCGCCGAACGTCAGCAGCACGTTCGTCATCTCGCGCAGGTTGTCGTCGTCGATGCCGGACGCCAACGACAGCGAGTCGAGCATCGCCTCGATCTTCTCCGGCGCCTCGGTGCGGCCCATCGACCGCAGCACCGCCCCGGTCTGCGCCAGCGCCTTGTTCGCCGCCCGCGCCTCGTTGATCGAATCGCCGAGGAACCGGAACGCGACCGCCGCACCCGCAGCAGCGGTGGCGACACCACCGAGCACGCCGAGCATCTTGCCCATGCCGCCGCTGAGTTTGCCGGTGCTGCGGTTCAACGCGTCAGCCTTGCGGTTGGCGACGTCGAAGCCACGGCCGGCGTTGCGGGTGTTGCGGGTCAGTTCCTTGATCTCGCGGTTGGCCGCAGCCTGCTTGTCTTGCAGATCGCCGTACTCGGCGCCGAGCCGCTGAAGATCCCGACGCGTCTGCTCGTACTCGTCCTGTAGACCCTGCTCGCCGTTCTCCATGCGGCGCTGCATGTCGTTGGCGGCGCGGCCGAGACGGGTCATCTCCTTGCGGGTTTCCCGCAGCTGCGCGGACAGTTCGTCCTTGGCACCAATAACGATCTGTAGGCGATCACCGGCGGTTGCCATCTGCTGCCTCCTGTGATCGTCGTAGCCGCTTGTCAGCGAGGTCGAGAACCGCCAGTAGCACCGGCAGATCCTCCTCGGGTCTGTCCAAGAACCCCATCGGGTCGCACTGGAACACCAGCCCGTATGTCACCGCGGCCTGCACCACGGGGTCGTCGTGCAGGCTCAGGTAGGGTCTTCGTCGTCGTCCCGGCCGGTGAACCCGGCCTCGGTCATCAACTCGGTGGCGATCGTCAGCACGTCAGCGTCGGTGCCGACGAGCGCCATCACGGCGCCCTTCGCGTCGGCGACGTCCAACTCCGGCCACAGCTCGGGGTCGTTGAACCCCACCGGCTCGCCGTCGACCGTGACGACCTCGCCGCCGATGCGGATCTCGCGGGTCTGCGACGCGACCAGGGCACGCGCGAAGTGCGTCGCGGTGCCACGGCCCTTGTCGATCTTCTGCGCCGCCTTCTGCAACCGCTCCACGGCGAACGAATCCGTCGGGACGTCGCAGACGAGGTCGAGATCCAACTCGGGAAGGGTGATGGTTACCTGCCGCTCTCGGCGAGCAGCGGCGCGGGCACGCGCCTGCTCCAGCAGTGACGACATGTCAGGAACCAACCGCCCACTCGACAACGAGTTTGCTGGCCTCCTCGCCGTTGGCGTCGGCCTCCGGCGGGGTGAACCGTGCCACCGAGCAACCGAAGTACTCCAGCGGCTTGCCGATCGGCACGCCGGCGTTGTCGATCGCCTGCACCTTGATCGTGGCGCCGTCGTAGCGCTCGCCGTTCTTCAGCGCCACCAGCAGATCGGCGTGCGCCACCGGGTCGATGAACGCCTCCAGAGTGATGTTGTCCACCTCGGTGTCGGCGGCCAGCACCTCCTTCTTCGCGCCCGCGGTGCGGCGCAGTTTGGTGATGCTGTGGTTCAGGTCGCCGCCGGAGAACTTGTCCCATTCGACGGCGCCGAGCAGCGGGCCTGCACCCACCACGGTCACCTTGTTCTTGTGCTGCGTGAGAAGTCCCATCGTTGCTCCTTTAGATGGTCTGGGCAGCCGAGGCCGCGTTGATGGTCAGGTCGACGAAGCCGATCTCCTCGGCGAACTTCAGAGACACCACCGCGCTGATCCGGTTGTCGGCCGGGTCGACACCGTTGGACACGGCGACCTTGTAACCGACGCCGTCACCGCCGACGAGGTACGGCACATACGCCGACTCGATGACACCCTTGATCGCCGACGCCGCATCCGCGAGGACAGCAGCGGTGGCAGGACGGCCGATGAACGCGTCGAGGACACGGGCACCGTCGTCGGCGACCGCGTTTACCATGTCGCGGTAGATCGCCTCGGCCAGTGCGGTGTTCGCACCGACACCTTCGGCGGTCGCCCACACATCGAGGCCGACAGCGTTCGGCAGGCTGCGGATCGTCGCCACACCGGCGGCGAGCAGCGACGTGTGCGTGGTGTC